GACGAATAAATAACTGATATTTAGCTTAATATAAATTATAGGAAAAGCGTTATGTTAAATACAATTATAAACAATTAAAAAACAATCAATTATGAGACGCAGAATGTATTCTAAAAGAAACCGCCGTCAGCGTTCACGTGGAAAATCCCGAAAACTCCGAACATATTATGTTTCTCGAGGAGGTATTCGTTTATAATAAAAAACCCTTAAAACCAACAAAAAATGGCAAAACCAAACATTTTTAATTCGGTACAAGTACAAAAACCGAAAAAAAACGTATTTGATTTAACACATGATGTTAAATTATCAGGTAAAATGGGAAATCTAATTCCCGTTTTAGTTAATGAGTGTGTACCGGGAGACACATTTCAGTTAGGATGTGATTCACTTATAAGGTTTGCACCACTTACTGCTCCAGTAATGCATCGAATGGATGTATCGGTACATTATTTTTTTGTACCAAATCGAATTTTATGGGATAATTGGGAAAAGTTTATTACAGATGCAAATACACAACATGTTTTGCCTTATATTGATATTTACAATCCTACTAGTGGTCAAGGTTATGGTGATTGGACATCACAACGTTTAAAGTTTGCTGATTATTTAGGAGTACCTCCACCACCTTTAGGTACTACATATGCACAAAGACAATCAATAAACGCTTTACCTTTTGCAGCTTATCAAGCAATTTATAATGAGTATTATAGAGACCAAAATCTATGTCCAGAAATTAATTATAAATTAAATGATGGTAATAATTGGGCTAACCAAGCAGATGTTGCAAGATTAGGTAATATGCGTAATCGCGCATGGGAGCATGATTATTTTACAGCATCATTACCATTTGCACAAAAAGGAACTGCTGTAGATATTCCTATTGGACAAATTGAAGACAATGTTCCAGTAAATGTGTATAGAGCAAATGATGTTACATTAACTGGCGCACCTATTAATATTACAGTAGACGGTGTTAACGTTAACCAACCTAATATTCCCCCTGATACATTATGGGCAGAAACAGAAGGATTAGATGTAGGTGCAACAACTATTAATGATTTACGCAGAGCATTTAGATTACAAGAATGGTTAGAGAAAAACGCTCGTGGCGGTACACGTTATATTGAGAATATTCTTATGCATTTTGGTGTAAGAAGCTCAGATAAACGTTTGCAACGACCAGAATATATTACAGGAGTAAAAACCCCAGTAGTAATTAGTGAAGTATTAAACACAACTGGAGAACAGTCCGGATTGCCTCAAGGTAATATGGCAGGTCATGGAGTAGCAGTAACAACTGGAAAATATGGTACATATTTTTGTGAAGAGCATGGATATATCATCGGAATTATGTCCGTTATGCCAAAAACTGCATACCAGCAAGGTATTCCAAAGACATACCTCAAAAATGATCCTCTTGATTTCTTTTGGCCTTCATTTGCACATATTGGAGAGCAACCAGTAATAAATAATGAGCTTTATGCATATACCGCAACACGAAATGAGACATTTGGTTATGTTCCTCGTTATGCTGAATATAAGTTTAGTCCTAGCCGTGTGGCTGGTGATTTTAGAACATCATTAGATTATTGGCATTTGGGAAGAATATTTGCAAACCAGCCAGCACTTAACCAAACATTTATTGAATGTACACCCGAACAATGTGATAGGATTTTCGCAGTACAGAGCGAAGAAGATTATCTGTATTGTCATGTATTAAACAAGATACGTGCGGTACGACCTATGCCTAAGTTCGGTACACCAACGTTCTAATGTCAACAAGATGTATAACACCATTTTACAAGAAATTGGAAGTCGTAAACGGAGTCACTACCGGTTACGTGCCGTTTCCTTGTGGGAAATGTCCACCTTGTTTAAGGAGAAGGGTTTCAGGATGGAGTTTCAGGTTAGTAAAACATGGAGAGCAGACCAAGTCTGCTCTCTTTGTAACTCTCACTTACAACGAGGAAAAAGTACCCAAGACAAAAAGTGGGTTACAGACGTTAGTGAAAGCAGATTTGCAAAAGTTCTTTAAACGACTGAGAAAACTAACTAATGAGAAAATATCTTATTACGCGGTTGGCGAATATGGGGATAAAAGTGAACGCCCCCACTACCATATTATTTTGTTTAATGTTAATCATGGAATCGTTGAGGCTGCTTGGCGTATTGATAGTGTGGATATTGGTCACGTTCATTTTGGCGATGTTTGTGATGCCAGTATTGGATACACACTTAAATATATTTCGAAAGAAAAACGAATCCCGACCTTCAACGGAGATGATAGAGCCAAAGAATTTTCAGTCATGAGTAAAGGATTAGGAGCAAATTATTTAAATGAAAGAACTATAAAGTGGCACAAAAGGCAAATAGAAGAAAGATGTTATTTGCCATTAAAAGATGGAAAAAAGGCATCAATGCCCAGGTATTATAAAGATAAATTGTATAAAGATGGTGAAAAGTTTCGCATTAGTGTCCACATGCAAAAAGTTAGCGAAGAATGGGCTGACAATCTTATTCAGAGTATTGGTGAGGATAATTTCAATGGCAAGTTGGCTGAACGCCACATTAACGAGTTTCGTAGAATGGCTAAAAAATCTAAACAAAGACAAAAACTTTAAAAATGGAAAAAGTAATTAAAAACTCTCAAAACGCACATACGTTTGAGACAAAAGGACAAGAAAACAATCAACCTAGTATGACTATTCCCGACCAGTCAATGACATTGAGGGAATTACTTATTAGATATGCAAAAGGATTGCCACTGGAAGGAGCAAGAACACCTATTTGGGAAGGTGAAGAAGGATACGAAGTAGATCCAGAAACGCTAGATTTAGCAGAACGCGAAGAATTAGCTGAAAAAGCTCGCGAAGAGTTAAAACAGATAGAAGAACGCGTTAAAAAGGTAGTAGCCGAGAAAAAGGCTAAAAAGCGTACTGAAATAACAGAGATACAAGAAGAAAAGGAAGACAATGTGTAAAAACCACCTAAAAACGGTGATTTTGAGCTTAATATTTTTAATATTAAGCGATAAAATCGCAAAGCAAGCGAAGCGCGGTAGCAACGCAATAAGCACTAATACACTCTTGATATATTAGTGCTTATTGACACTAAAAGTCAAAAAAGGAGGAAAAAGCGATTGAGTAGCGAAGGCACGAAAGCAACGAAAAAGCAAAACCGACGATTTAGACGTAGTGTAAAAAAGTAATAAATAAAAACACTTAAAAATTAAAACTATGCCAGGCCCTTTAGCACCCGTATTAATTGGAGCAGCAGCAGGACTAGCTGGAACAGGAATCAATGCCGCACAAACCGGCAGTATGAACAAAAAGACCAGAGAATGGCAAGAACAGATGTATGCAAGGCAGAGACAAGATGCTTTATCAGATTGGGAAAGACAGAATCAGTATAATAGTCCACAACAACAAATGCAAAGATTTAAAGAAGCTGGACTTAATCCTAATTTGATATATGGACAAATGACTAACTCCCCTACTATTCGATCATCAGATACTGGAAGTTGGAATCCACAAGTACCAAATATAGATTTGGGAAGAGTTGCACAAAATGCTCTAGCAACATATAATGATTTTCAAATAAAACAAGCACAAACAGATAATTTGAAAGCAGCTTTACAAGTAGCTAATCAGGAAGCTTTATTAAAAGCTGCACAAACTGCAGAAAGTGTGCAAAGAACTGCAAAGGAAAAATTTACATTGCAACAAGCAGAAAGAACACAATTATATGTAGTAAAAGCTGCAGAATTAGCAAATAAACAAGCAGAGGCAAATATTAATAAAACACTTACTGAAACAGAAAAAGTAACTCAAGGCATTACTACTGATGTATTAATGCGTCAACCTAATTTTAATAAAGCAATTGCAGAAATTGACGCAATAAGAGCACAGGCTGCAAAAAGTACAACAGAAAGATATAATATACAACAAGATACTAGGAACAAAGAAAGACAAGGAATACTACAACAATTGGAAATAGATTTAAGAGAAAAAGGTATTAATCCTAATGATCCTATGTATATGAGAATATTAGGTCAAGCAATAGATAAACCATTCGACCAACTGAAAAATTGGTGGAATAATATTTGGAAATAACTTAATATGGAAAACAAAAAACATTAAAAACAAAACCCCTACCCGATAGGGTAGGGGATATCTACGCACATATGTGGAAAAAAATATATACTTAAAGATTAGGCAATGACGAATAAAGAACTGATATTTAGCTTAATATAAATTATAGGAAAAGCGTTATGTTAAATACAATTATAAACAATTAAAAAACAATCAATTATGAGACGCAGAATGTATTCTAAAAGAAACCGCCGTCAGCGTTCAC